AGGAAGATGGCGAGACTAGCTTGCATGAGGTCCAACCTCTCTTTGATATATGTCTGTCAGAATATCTCTCATACGCTGCGCCGATCTGTCCCATGTAAATTTATTGTGTATTCTCTCACTTGCTGCTTTACCCTTGCGCAATGCTTCCGGGTAATTGGTCACCACGTGCATCATTTGCTCGATAAAATCGACAGTGTCGGGCATGAATCCGTCTGCACGTAAACCGTAATTCTCAAGGTCCTGCTCCTGTATGCTGTACTTTATCGGGTAACCAACGCTTTCATTGAAGAAGTCGGCACACCCGGTCACTGCTGTTGCGATTGATGGACACCCTGTTGCCATTGCTTCGCACAGCGTAAGGCCCCAACCTTCCCCCAGTGTCGGAAGCAAGAAACAATGCGCTGAGTTGTACAACTCGCGCAACTCGTCATTACTAAGCTTGCGCGTGTCCATAAAGATATTCTTGTGCTCACCCAGCACTTGCAAGTTACCGGCCAGCTGCTTGTTGGGCATTTCGTCAACCATCTTTTTAATGTTCCCCAGCTTCTCTTCTGAGTAGTCCATTTTCATGACTTCGTTAAAAATATGCTTGATATCTGCGCCCTCTCTCAGCTGCGGTGCAGTTGTCTTGAGATATATCTCAATGTTCGGCGCTTTCTCAAAAACCTTTACCGCTTCCAATATGAACGGGTACCCCTTACGCGGGTTCGGGGCACCGACCCATAGGAAACGGAACTTGCCACCATTATAATTTTTCTGCCTGTCATAGAACGGGTACAGCTCTGGCTCGATTCCTTCCCAGCATGTATACACCGGCTTGCCTGTGTACTTGCGAAAGAGCTGGTTGCAAAAAGACGATGGCGTCACAATCGCGTCGGCAAAATACATTGCGTCAAGATAGCTTTGCGGTAACTGCATAAATTCCCACATAGTAAAGAGCACGTTTATCTTGCGCGGGACCGGCTTAAACTTATCTGCGCTTATGAGTGTTAAGGCAATCTCGGCGCTGTCGTCAAAATCAACGTATCGCTGCATGTACTTGCGCATAAACTTGTTTTGCGTCGCGTACCCGAGAGCATTGCCAACCATGTTCAATTCTGGCGTTGCCCATTGCACTTTTAGTTTCTCGGCCATCTGCAAGCATCCCCTACTTCGTAATAATTCCCTTGCGCGTTTCACGCATAATTATTTTGCATGTGGTACATACAATACGTTCACCGGCTTTTGCCTTAACGCGTCCATTGCACACCGGGCATTCATAGAACGACTTTTTCTTAAACACAGGGCACTCCATTTTTGTAATAGACGTATTTATCCTCAAATGCCGTATTGAAATTGCAGTCTTTGCATATTCCATCAAACTGATGCTTGGCGTGTTTCTCGCGCAACTTTATTGCAACAGGAGAAGCGCACACCTCTTCGATGGTATGCGTATTCACGTTTCCGTAGACGACCTGATTATTTTCGTCGTGCGGGCATGCGCTGACTTCACCGTTCCACGTTATATTGAGAACATTAAAAACGTAATGGCACGGCAGCTTCTTTGCCGTGTTGTATTCGGTGATCGTCTTGTTTTCAATGAGCCCGCGCTGGTTGTCGTATTTATACGCAAACCGTATGCGCATACCGTGCACGTCCTTAAATAAATCTAGTACCTCTTGTTCCTGCCCTTGATTATCCTTAAAAATAAGGCAGTGAATCTCGACATTGTTGGCGTTCTTAAACTGGCCCTCTTTGTAAAGCCGTTTGATATTGGCAACGGTCTGCTTAAAATCAAGGCCGGTTATTGCTTCATAGCTTTCTTTATTCCCGCCATTAAATGAAATAATAAAGTTCATTACGCCTTGCGGGATGCTTGTTGTCACACTTCCGTTGGTGATTATGTTTGTACCAACACCCGCGCGCTTGAGTTTGGGGATAGCGTATGCGCAATAGTCTAAATAATTCGGTGTCAAATATGGTTCGCCAAAACCATACAAATGAACAATGCCGGTAAGGCTTTTTGCTGCAATATCATCGACCAGCTTCTTGAATAACTCAGGTGCCATCACTCCCCGCTGCCTGCTCATGGACCTGTTAAGGCATGTCGTGCAGCATGCGGTGCATTTGTTCGTCGTTTCAAGAAATATCTGGTTTGCAATCATATTTATCCTTTAAGCATGGGCGGGAGATTGCTCCCCCGCCCATAACTACGCTCAACGGAGGAAATTGAGCGTTTGCCCGTGTTACGCTGATGCGTTCATGATTCTACAGAACGCGTTGGCAATCGCAATACTCATACCCCAGCGAGTTACCATGCGGAACTGCGTTTTGTCGTACGTAAAGAGTGAATACGGATCAACATCAATCGTCATCGCTGCTTTTCGGGAACCGATCACAAAGTATTTGAAGTTACCAAATACACCCTGCACGGTGCTTGACGTATCAGTTGCGGACGGAAGCTTTTCCGACAAGTTAATCGGGTAATCGTACAATGTCTTAGGCGTGGTTGCTCCTAATTCATTGTAGATGGGTCTACCAGTCGTATCTTTCAACGATCTGATATAGTGCATACCAACTCGGCCGAAGAAGAACCGAGCTCCCTGCAAGTACCCTTCCTGAAGCTTCTGGATTGCCTGGGAAATCTGCAATGCGGAAACCGTGGAGAAGGATGCGCCAGCGGGAACGGCGACCGAGTAACCGGCTGCGGCTGTTAAAACGCCTGAGCACGGGGAACCGGTACCGTTGAACATCTGGTTGTCAAGCTCTTGACCCATCGCATACGCGAACTGTTCGTATAAAATGCTGGCAATATCAATTTCGCTGTCAGCAATGATTTCGTTTGATGCGGCAGCAAGGCAGAACATCTTCTTCGCCGTCAGTTTGACTTCGGAGAAGGTCGGTTCTGATGCTGTTTTCTGTGCAGCTTCCTCTTCCCATGTTACAGAACCATGAGTAAGCTCGACCGGAACGTGCATCGTGTCCGAGTTCATCGGAATGACGGGTCCGGTAACCTGCAAGGCATAGGAAGAGTTGCGGGCGATCTTGATCATGTCGCTGCGATACTCTTCGGGAACCAAGTATGCACCTTGTGCATCGGTTCCTTCGTTCAATGCGGTCTTCTGATAGAAGGCGCGCAATTCAGCCATTGCTTCGATGTCTGGCTGTTTGATGGCTTTGCCTTTAATGACGCGGGACAGCAAAATGAAAAACTTTGCCATCTCTTCAGCTTTCTCGTCGTTTGACAAGATGCTGAACTCGGCAGGCTCCCTGCTGGCCAAGTTACGAACACCGGCCAAACATTTGCCTAATTTGTAGCCTTTAAACTCAGAAGGACGAATCACTGCGGGCGCGTGTGAACCGGCCGGGAGTGCTTCAATCTTTTTGAGTCTTTCGTCAACGGACTTCACAGTCTCTTCGACAGCTGTCGCTTTGGCTGTGGCCGCTTTTGCTTCGTCAAGAACAGGCGCAACGCCTTTCTCAACGATGGATTTTAATTCTTTTTCGTCCATGTTAGTGTTTACCCTCTTGGATGAGACTACCTATTGTTTGTTTGACTACTTCCTTTACATCAAGCTTTTGCTCTTCCTGTTGGGCCTGTGTGGACTTCTCAGTCCCAGGCTCCAGGATGGCATCGCTGTAATGTTCCTTTTGTGCTTCCTTTTTAACTTCTGGCGCAGCTTCTTTTAAATCACCTTTATCAAAAGACTTTATTGCCATTTCACAAAGCTCTGCTGTTTCGTTTGCCATGCTGCGTCCCATCTGCAGCGCTCCCCTGTTCGATGGCACGGTTACCTGGCTTATTTCTAATAGCTCAACGTCGGTAAACTTACGCCCGGACACAAACTTGGTTCCTGACGCTTCGTCTTTTTCTTCGATAAAATCATAAGCGTGACCGATAAAACCTATCGAGAAAGAAGCAATGCCTTTCTCGGCTAAAACCCACGCCCAGTCTGCTTCTGGGTTACCTTGTCCGACGTAATACTTCAAATCGGCTTCAAGTCCGGTGTCTGTGATTTTAAGATTCGCCACTTCACCGATCTGCTTGCGTAAATCTGAGTATGTATGCGAGCTTAAAAGAATCGGGTGATCCTTAAACGTCTTTAACCGTTTACTGAAAGCATCGGGAAGAACGATGTCGCCGTCCCGGTCGACTTTCTTTGTTGACACAACTGCGGTCACCGTGAAGTCTTCCTTTTTGGTCGACTTAATCTCTGCCTTAAATACTTTTAAAAATTTATCCATGTATTACTCCTTATTCAGTAATGACCGGCTGCAGTACGCACCGGCAATTGGCGACTTCTCCTGCGTCCCCGTTGTCCATGTCTGCAGGGTACTCAAGACCGTTTGCAAATTTATCTTTCATGGCAATAGCACCTTCGTTTTCGCATTGCCTGTGGCTTTCCCGTACAAACTCGTCATGCGCGGTAATCCAGCGCTTCTTTTCAACACCGACCTCGTGATAATAAATCGAAGAGCCGCCATTCACTGCGCTTGCTGTTTCGGTGCGCGCAATCAGCATGGTCCGTGTACTGAGGCTGTTGAATACGCCCTTTAGCGAGTCACGGATATTGCTTGCCAGCAATTCTTCGGACATTCCCTGGATGCTTTGCCCGTCTTTGATTGCGTTGTCTATGGCAAGGTCGATTTTCTTCTTAATGTTATCGTGCACGCGCGTGAGTTTGTTTACACGCCCGGCAACGTAGCTGTTTATTTTTTGCTGAAAAATATCGTCGTTTATATCTTTTTTGAACGACTTGGTCTTGACCTGCTCTTTGGCAATATCAATGCCGCTGTTCATGCCAAGTTCAATGTACGGTCTTGCTGTCTTCTTGAATGCTTCCGCCTGATCTATCCAGTTGACATTTGTTTCGTGCTTTAGCAGTTTGGCATCGGGAGTGCTAAGAACCTTTCCCCGTAGCTCAATCAAATACTTGCCAAGCTTGCCTTGCATCTTCTTTTCAATAGGTCCCTGTAAATTGACAAAGCGCTTCCACACCATTGCGTTTTTAGGGTTAATCTTGAACGATTTACCCTGGTCGTCTGCGTTATTGTCTCCAGGTGCCGGTGCTGCCGGGGCCGGTGTATGGTCTGGCGGGTTCTGCTCTGTTTCCATTGCGGTGCGCGCGGTAACCTGTCCAAACCCGATCCACCAGTCGTCACCCCACGGGAGTTCGCTAAATCCGAGGTTTAATTTCTCGTTGATTTCATTCAGCGGTACACCCATCGCAAACAATTGCTGCGCGGTTGCCACCTTCTCTTTGAAGTCTTCCTGAAACGCGGAAACGTTTTGCAAATTAAACCCAAAGTGCACCTTGTTGTTGTATGGCTTGACCAGCTTTGCGTTTATGCCGTCTTCAAACTTGCGCATGATGGGCATGAGTGTGTAGATCCAGAAAATTTTCATCTGCCCCACGAACGTCGCATAGTTCAAGTCTTCGGTGATATTAAAGAGCGCTTTCGGTGAACGCCAGATACCGAGTATCTCTTCGCGCGACCACCTCTTTTGCTCTATGAAATCCATATCTTTGTGCGTGCTACCGAGCGTTTCTGCTTTCAGACCACCTTCGAGTACACCCATCTTGAAAGAGTTCTTTACGCCCTTGTGCCGTTGCTCGACCCACTGGATCAGTTGTTTGCGCTGCGGTTCAGTCAACGTCTTGTCTGTGGACAAAACGTATTCGGGTACGGCGCTATTGTCAAAGAACCGCTTGTTAAACTCGACCGTGCTTTTGTCAACGAGCATCTCGTTTCTTATGGCTTCTAAAGGTGAAAGGCCGCGGTACTGGTTGTATGGGTTAAAGTCTTTTACGTGCAAAACTTCTTCCGGTGTCAGCACGATCTGGCCATATTTCCACCCGGTCAGAAGTCCTGTCTGTCTATCCACCACCTCTTGCATGTGATCTGGGTTCAGAACGTACATTTGCGCCGGGAGTCTTGATGTCCCTGCGACCTGTCCCATGCTGCGCACTAAACGAATAAAGCCTTCCCCTTTGAGCGCATAAAAACCGACCCACTCTTGAATAAAGTCGTTTCCTGACTGCGTTGGGTTCGGGTTGCGCAATAACCGTATTACGTCATCGTCCGGTATCTCTTCGTTGGTGTCGTCCCGGTATAGTCCGAACTCTGCCTGTGGCACGTTGTCGCATATTGCCTTTACTGCCTTATAGCAGCTTGAAATCTCTTGGTAAGGCTTAATCACCACGGCATTAAACAGCGTTGACATATCCATGCCCCTGCGGAATGCTTGATCCAGGCTGTTTGTTTTGGTGAATAAACCCTTTACTCGTTCCACAATCTTTTTAAAAAACATTGTTTACGCGCTCCATGCCATGATTCCTTTCGCTTCTTTCCACGCTTTCATTGCTAAACAAATACTGAAAAAGCTGTCTCCATGCCCTTCTTGTGTTACCGGTGCTTTTAGGTCGCAGTCTACTGTCAAAATCTGCCGTTTCTGTCTCTGGTCATCCAGGAACTCAACCGACTCGCTGGTTACTGACTGGTCCAGGTCTGATGCCATCGCAAACTTATTCCCGGCCGTGAATGCTATCCCTTCCATCTCGGCTGGAAGCTCCCCGCGCTCCTTAAACCCTTCAAACTCGGCCCTGGTGTCGTCATAGAGCAGCTTTTGTATCTTAAAGACCTTTATCGCATGTTCCAGGTATGCGATCTGGTCTATGTAATCCCACCCGTCCATAAATTTGCTGTGTATCTGCGCAAGCCTGGGCTTTCCGTTTCTCATCACCTCGGCGAACACTGCCAGGTGACTGGGGTGCGTCTTTTTTCCTATGTCAAAACCACCCACGACTATGCGTTCATCACGCAGCGTTGGCGGTCTGGTAAAAGCGTAGTTCTTGAGCCGGTGGTTGGTGATCCGGTTCAGGGTGTCTAGATTTATAAACCCCTCTTCGCCACGGACCGGCATGCAGCGCATTTCCTTATTGAACGCTTTCTGTCCTATACGCAGTCGTATCTCTTCAACCTTGTCAAATGGAAACCGTTGCGGCCATAAAGTCTTCTTATTCTTTTCGTCAACGAATATGTCGTACCGTTTACAGTTGTACCCACTCTTGCTTTCCAGTTGAGCAAAGAGGTCTTCGCTATCTTGCGGTGTTCCGACCAAGTGAAGTTCTGCTTTTGGCATCTGCTCAATCTCTTCAAAGAACGTTCGTACTATCTTTTCCAGCTGGCCTAAGTCGAGCCGGGATGCTGGGTCTTTTAAAATGTCGTCTAGCCACATCCAGTGAGGGTGCTTGCCGCGTTGAAACGTTAAAA